CCTAGGGCGTCGACGGAGCAGAATGGCGAGGCAGGGCAAGATCAGGTGAGACGAACCCTGCGGGACTGGGGCGCCGTGCGCGAGCGGGGCGCGGGGCTGCTGTTTGCGCTGGTTCTCAACGCCATGCTGCTGCTGGCGCTGCTCACCATGGGGCACATGACTCAGCAGAAGCGCGACGAGCGCGAGCTGGTGACGTTCGACGTCAAGCCTCAGGGCGAGGAAAAGAAAGAGGAAAAGGCGACCAAGCGGAGCGAGGAGCGCAAGGAGGAGGAAGAGGAGGCTGCGCCGCCTGAGCGGACCGAACCGGTAGTGCTGCGGCCGCCATTGCCTGTGCCGACTCGTCAGCCGATTCCAGAACCGCCGTCGCCGCTTCCCTTCCTGACGATCACGCGCGAGGATATGGCGTCGGCCGATATCGGCAAGATGCCCGGCAAGGAAAAGGCGGGTACCGGCGAAGGCAGCACGGTTGCCGCCGCCGGACCGGGCGAGGGGCCGGGCGGCGTTCAGCTATTTGACGCAGAATGGTATCGACGCCCGACGCATGCGGAGCTTTCGCCCTATGTGCCGGCCAATGCGCCGCCGCGCGGCTATGGGTTGGTCGCCTGCCAGACGGTGGACCGCTATCATGTGGAAAATTGCCAGACGCTCAGCGAAAGCCCGCCGGGGTCTGGTCTGGCGCGTGCGGTGCGGTTGGCGGCGTGGCAGTTCCTCGTGCTGCCGCCGCGCGTCAACGGCAAGGTCATGGTGGGCAGCTGGGTGCGGATACGGATCGACTATAATCGCGTGCCTGCCCCTAGTGGCGCCGGCGAGAGTGGCGGTGGCTAACCGCTTGGGTTTCGCGCGCAACGACGTGCCGGATCGGAAAGAGGAGAAGGACGTGACGGGTAACGGACCAATGAAGGGGCCGGCATCCTATTTTCCCGCGATCGAAAAGAAATATGGCCGGCCAATCGCCGAGTGGGAAACCATCGTGCGCACGCATTTGCCGGCGAAGCATATGGCGCTGGTCACGATGCTGAAGGATGAGCTTCAAATGGGTCATGGCCATGCCAATGCGATTGTTGCGCATGTGCTGGCGCATTCGCATGGGACCGGCGGATTATAAAAATAACCTATATGGAACATTTATCTTGACATCGTGACGCTCTTCAGGCACATGAGCCGATATTGGGAAAATGTGAATTGCAGCGGCGCGGCGGATGCGGAGCCGGTTCTTCTGAAAGGAAGGGCCGGCCCTTTTTACATGGGAGGAAGACGGGATGGGCGAGGATGAGGCGAAGCCTGAGCCGGGGGCCGTTCGGAAAACGCGCGCTGCTGGTACTGACCGAGCCCTTGCGCTGCGCGGGAGCCGGCGGGCGGGCGGGATGAATGGGCCTCAGCTAAAGGCCGTTTCCAAGCGGGGCTGGACCCCGGCGCGGCGCAAGCGGTTCCTGACCACTCTGGCGCAGACCTGCAATGTCAGGGAGGCGGCGCGGGCGGCGGGCAAGGAGGTCAGCAACGCCTATTATCTGAAGAAGGTCGATCCCGGCTTCGCGCGCGCCTGGGCCGAGGCGCTGACCATCGGTTATGACGAGTTGGAAACGCTGATGCTACGGCAGGCACTGTTCGGCAGCGAGCAGGAGGAGGTCACGCTCGATGGCGAGGGAGCGGTCAAGGGGCGCAAGATCAAACGCGGCCATCCGCACGTGGTCGGCATTCGATTGCTTACGTCGCACCGCAAGGAGGCGCTGGCGGCCCGCGGCGAGATGATGCGCGACCGCGCCGACGGCGAGGAGGCGCGCGAACAGTTGCGCGCGGCCTTGCAGCAGGTGCGGACGCGGCGGGGCGCAGGCGAGGCGGCCGAGCCGGAGCGCGATCAGCAGGACGGTTGATCCGTAAAGACGACTATACGGGGAGAGCGCATGAAGCAGGAAGAGGGTCTTTCCGATTTCGAGCGGCTGGCGCTTCTGCCCGAGGCGGAGCGCGCACGCATTGTCGCTGGGCTCAGCGAGGCCGCGATGGAGGCGCTGGCGGTCGATTGGCGCTGGCTGGCACGGCCGGCGCAACTCGCGCCGGTCGGTGACTGGGGCGTGTGGCTGATGATGGCGGGGCGCGGCTTCGGCAAGACGCGCGCCGGGGCGGAATGGGTGCGCGGGATCGCGGAAAACGATCCTGCCGCACGCATTGCGCTGGTCGGGGCGACGCTGGGCGAGGCGCGGGCGGTGATGGTGGAGGGGCCTTCTGGCTTGCTGGCGATTGCGCCGTGGTGGAACCGGCCGGCCTATTCGCCCTCCGCGCGGAAGCTGGTATGGCCTAATGGCGCGGCGGCGACCCTCTATGGCGCGGCGGACCCGGAAATGCTGCGGGGGCCGCAGTTTAGCCATGCTTGGGCCGACGAGATCGCGAAATGGCCGGGCGGAGAAGCGGCCTGGGATAATATGATGATGGGGATGCGGCTCGGGCGGCATCCGCAGGTGGTGGCGACGACGACGCCGCGGCCGGTGTCGCTGGTGCGGCGACTATTAGCGCGTGAGGGTGCGGGAGTCGTGGTGTCGCGGGGCCGGACGCGGGATAATGCGGCCAATCTGGCCGAGGGCTTTGTCGCGGCGATGGAGCGTGATTATGGCGGTACGCGGCTCGGCCGCCAGGAGCTGGATGGCGAGATGATCGAGGAGGCGGAGGGCGCGCTTTGGACGCGCGACCGCCTTGAGCAATGCCGTGTCGCGCATGTTCCCGGTGGGGTGCTTAGCCGGGTTGTCGTGGCGGTCGATCCACCGGCGTCGGCGGGCGGCGATGCGTGCGGCATCGTGGTGGCGGGCACCGGTGGCGACGGACGCGCTTATGTCATTGCGGATGCAAGCGTTCGGGGCCTTAGCCCTGAAGGCTGGGCGCGGGCGGTGGCGGCTGCCGCCATGCTGCATGGTGCCGACCGCGTCGTGGCCGAGGCCAATAATGGCGGCGCGATGGTCGAGAGCGTGCTGCGCGCGGCGGACGCGGCGCTGCCGGTGCGGCTCGTCCATGCGAGCCGGGGCAAGGTCGCGCGGGCTGAGCCTGTCGCGGCGCTTTATGAGGCGGGGCGGGTGGCGCATCGCGGCGCCTTTCCCGAGCTGGAGGACGAGATGTGCGGCCTCATCGCCGGGGGCGGCTATGTGGGACCGGGGCGGTCGCCCGACCGGGCGGATGCGTTGGTCTGGGCTCTGACGGAATTGATGCTGGGGCGGCGCGTAGAGGCGCAGGTGCGTGCTCTCTAGGATGATGCTCGCCGAGACAGACCGGAACGATTGCACCTCTGCGTCATTTATCCAGATGCGTGAATTTTCGAGGTTGGAGTGCAAATAATGCGTACAGCAAAGATGATGGTAGCCATGGCGGCAGCGGGTCTGCTGGTGCAGCCGGCCTTCGCTCAGTCCTTGTCCAGCAAGGAGCGTGCCCGTGTGGCGCGGGCGGCGCCAAGTGAGCGGAGCGATGTCCGCTACTGCCTGGTGCAACGTAAGAAAGACGGGAAGAAGGGGGCGCTGATCGGCGCGGCCGGTGGCGCGGGCGTTGGCGTGGTCGCGGGCGGCAATGTCGGCGAAACGCTGCTCGGTGCGGGCGCGGGTGCGCTGGCCGGGCATCTGATTGGGAAAGGGAATGCCGGTGGCAATGAGTGCGACCGGGTGCTGGCGCGCAATCCCTGAGGCAGGGGGTCTAACCCTCGAATCGAATTTGAGCGGGCGGCGTCAGGCCGCCGGTCTTCACTATCCTCTCCCCATCCAACGGGAGGGGATTTTTTTATGGGGCAGCCATGAGATTATTCGGGACGAAGGCGGCGCGTGCGGGCGCGCGGCCGGTGCTGGCGCGTGCCTGGGGTTCGGGCGCGGTGGGACTGGGCGAATGGCCCGCCAGCTATGAGGCGCAGTTGCGGGCGGGCGTCATCAGCAATGCGGTAGCCCAGCGCGCGATGCGGCTGGTGTCCGAGGCGGTGGGCACTTGCAGCCTGAATGCAGGCGGCGTCGATGCGGCGGTGCGGGGCGAGGTCATGACATTGGTCAGGGGCAGATCGGCCGGGCAGGCACTGCTCGAGACACTGGGCTGTCATTTGCTTTTGCACGGCAATGCCTTTGTGCAGATCGTGACCCGTGCAGACGGGACGCCGGGGGAACTTTACGCGCTGCGACCCGAGCGGATCAGCATCGAGGCCGATGGCTGGGGCTGGCCGGCGGCCTATCTCTATCGTGTTGGCGACAAGGTGACACGGCTTCTGCCTGAGGATGCCGAAGGGCGGACGAGCGTCATACATTTGAAGTCCCTTCATCCGCTCGACGATCATTATGGGCTCGGCTGTGCGGGGGCGGCGGCGGGCGCGGTTGCCATCCACAATGCGGCGAGCGTCTGGAACAAGGCGCTGCTCGACAATGCGGCGCGGCCGAGTGGGGCGATGGTTTATGATCCGGGCGACGGGTCGGTGATGAGCCCCGACCAGTTCGA